GGATAGCCGGGGGGTGAGCGCCATCGAAACCCCCCCCGGGTAGGGTTCGGCGAGGGGGCGTGGCGTGGCTAGTCCAACACGCATCTGCTCAACCCCTTACGGCCAAAATCCAAAACACCGACCCCCCAAAAAAATTTTTAATATTTTTTTGAAAGGGTATTGCAGAATATGTATATTTGTCGTATTATCACCGGAAACCACAACAAGGGAGCCGACCAATGGCCGTTTATGGATACACCCGAGTCAGCACTTCGGGCCAAGTAGATAACACCAGTCTGGAAGAACAGACCCGGAAGATTAATGCTGTGGCGCAGTACCACGGCATCCGGGTCGATGACATCTTTCGGGAAGAAGGCGTCAGCGGAAGTATTTCTCTGAGCCTACGCCCAGCCGGCTACAAGATGCTGGCTAGGTTGAAAACCGGCGATACGATTATTGCGGCCAAGCTGGACCGTATGTTCCGTTCGGCGCAAGACGCCTTGGTGACTGCCGAGCGCTGGGCCAGTCAGGGCGTCAAGTTGATAGTCGCAGACATTAGCACCGACCCCGTATCGGAAAACGGTATGGGCAAATTGTTCTTCACGCTTTTGGCGGCGATGGCCGAGTTTGAGCGTAGCCGGATTGCCGAGCGTGTAGCGGCTGGCAAGTACGCCAAGAAACAGTCGGGCGGTTATTCGGGCGGCAAGCGGCCTTTCGGGTATTATGTCGAGGGTACGGGTAAAGAGGCGATGCTCATGCCGCACCCCGAGGAGTACCCGGCGATTCAGTTCATTCTGGAGTGCCGACGGGACCGGAGCATGAGCCTTCGTGAGATATGCGATGAAGTGGAAGGCTTTTACGACATCAGCATTTCCATCGGTACTATTGCGAAAATCATCAAAGAAAACGGATTGAGGTAAGTATGGCCGGGCGTCCCAAGTTGAGAAGTTTGAAAGTTCGCATTATCGAAACGGGGGGCTACGAGTCCCTGTTGGACAAGATTGCCAGCGGGACGTCGATGCGGCGGTTGGCTGAGGAATACCAGACCAGCCCATCGCAGTTGGCGTTCTTGCTGAAGAAGCCCGAGTGGAACGACAAGTTCATGACGGCAAAAGCGATTGCCGCCGGCGTTCAGGTGGAAGATGCCTTTGAGGGCGTCAAGCGCGCGATGCCAGAAGATGTCAATGTCAAGCGCCTTCAGTTCGAGGCGGCTATGAAATTAGCGAGTGTGTTTGACCGCGCGACGTTCGGGGAGCAAAAGCAACAGGTTCAGGTCAACCTGTCGATTGGCGACTTACACCTTCAAGCCCTGAAGCAAGCCCGCGACGGCATCACCATTGACGCCGAAGTGATTATGCCAGCCATCGAACAAAATGACGCCTATGGCGAGGACGAAGAATCAGATGACGAATAATCCGTTTGTCGAGTTTCTCAAGCTGTACCGCAACAACCCCGTTGCCTTCGTCAAGGAAGTCTTGGGGGTGGAACCCGACGAGTGGCAAGTCTGGATGTTGAACCAGATAGCCGAGGGCAAGCGCCAAATCAGCGTGCGCTCCGGCCACGGCGTCGGTAAGTCCTCGGCGGCCTCTTGGGCGATGCTTTGGTTCTTGCTAACCCGTTACCCGGTCAAGGTGGTGGTGACGGCCCCGACGTCCGCCCAGCTGTTCGACGCCCTGTTCGCCGAACTCAAGTCGTGCGCCCGCCGTCTGCCACCCGCCCTCATGGAACTGCTGGAAGTCAAGCAAGAGCGTATCGAACTCAAAGCTGACCCCACCGGCGCGTTCATCTCGGCCCGTACGGCGCGCGCCGAAAGCCCCGAGGCGCTCCAAGGTGTTCACTCCGAGAACGTCCTTCTGGTGGCGGACGAGGCATCCGGCGTGGCCGAACAGGTGTTCGAGGCGGCCGTTGGCTCCATGTCCGGCGAACACGCCACGACCCTTCTGCTGGGAAACCCCACCCGAACGTCAGGCTTCTTCTTCGACACCCACAACAAGAACCGCGAAAACTGGTGTACCCGCCGGGTGAACTGCGTCGATTCCAAGCTGGTTAGTTCACAATTCGTTAAGCAAGTGGCAGACGCCTACGGCGAAGACTCCAACGCCTACCGCGTCCGCGTCCTCGGCGAGTTCCCCAAGGCCGACGACGATACCGTCATCCCGCTGGTGCTGGTCGAGGACGCCATGAGCCGCGACGTTCAGACCATGCCGGGCGCGCCCATCATCTGGGGCGTTGACGTGGCCCGCTTTGGTGACGACGCCACCGCCTTAGCCAAGCGCCAGTCCAATCGGCTCGTAGAACCCATCCGCAAGTGGCGCAAGCTGGACATCATGCAAGTGGCCGGCGTGGTCAAGGCCGAGTACGATTCGTGCGCTCCGGGCGATGTACCCCAAGAGATTTTGGTGGACAGCATCGGCTTAGGTGCCGGCGTGGTCGATAGGCTCAGGGAGTTAGGTTTACCCGTTCGCGGTATCAACGTTTCCGAATCCCCAGCCCTGAAAAACTCATACAAGAACCTCAGAACCGAGTTGTGGTTCAAGGCCAAGGCGTGGTTTGAGCATCGTGATTGCTCTATGCCCAAGGACGACGAGTTGTGCGCCGACCTTGTCAGCGTCAAGTATCTGTCCCCAGATTCGGCCGGGCGTCTGGCCATTGAGTCCAAAGACCAGACCAAACGGCGTATCCGCCGAAGCCCCGACGTGGCAGACGCATTTGTTCTGACCTTCGGTGCGGATGCGGGCGCCGCATTGTACGGGAACTCTTTCAGCACTAAATGGTCAAAGACCTTGAAACGCGGGCTAAAGATGCTATAATGCCCTTAGTTTCATGGTTGGTCCTCTCCCCTAGCGCGTAACCGCGCCTTAACCCCGCTTTGCGGGGTTTTTTTTTAACTATTTGTAAAACCGTGCTATAATTGCCCCAAATATCTTTCAAAGGCGTCGCTTCGTGTCCACACCGAATCCTTTCAATGACTTCATTGACGTCAACGTGACGGCGGTAGCTGTGGTCGAGGAAGACCAGCCGGATGGCCGTACGGACGAGGAATTTGAGTCATTTGTCGGTACGCTGATTAACGACTGCGAAGACTTTATCGACGAGGAAATCTCGCCGCGACGGGCTTTGGCCACGGAATACTACAAGGGCGACCTGTTCGGCGACGAGATGGATGGCCGCAGTCAAGTGGTCAGCCGGGACGTCCGCGACACCGTAAACGCCATGCTTCCGAGCCTGATGCGGGTATTCTTTTCGGCCGACAATATGGTCGAATATGCCCCGAATGGCCCTGAAGACATCCCGTTTGCCAAACAAGCCACCGATTACGCCCGATATGTGGTCGAAGCGGACAATGACGGCTTTTCCATCTTTACGGCGGCCTTCAAGGACGCCCTTGTCCGCAAGTCCGGCATCCTGAAATGGTATTGGGACGACTCCGTTTCGGTTAGTTCCGCCGAATATACTGGCCTTGGCGAAACTGAACTGACCGCCTTGTACGACGAAGAAGGCGTTGAAGTCGAAATGCTGGCTCAGTATGACGACCCCGACGCCGAGCGCGTGGCTCCGATTGAGCCGACCATCGACCCGGTTACTGGCGAAGCCGTTCCGGTTCAAATCCCGCAACTGTTTGACGTTCGGGTCAACCGCAAGACCGCCGCTAACCGCATCGTTATCTGCGCTGTGCCGCCGGAAGAATTTATCATTGACCGGCGCGCGCGTACCATTGATGACGCCCAGCTGGTCGGCCACCGTTCGATGAAAACTGTTTCCGAACTGGTTGCCATGGGTTACGACCCAGAAGTTGTTGAGGGTTATACCACCAGCGGCAACGAACTAGACGACAACGACGAGTTCCTCGCCCGTACCGACCAGTATGGTACCGACTACTCCGACATCGTCAAGCGCGTCCTCTACATCGAATCGTGGGTGCGTTACGACTATGACGGCGACGGTATCGCCGAACTGCGCCGCGTCTGCACGATGGGCGGTGCCTACAACGTGGTGATGAACGAGCCTGCCGACGAGGCTCCGTTTGCCGTTCTTTGCCCCGACCCAGAACCCCATCTGTTCTTTGGCTACTCCGTGGCCGAAGCGGTTATGGACATCCAGAAAATCAAGTCCCACCTCATGCGGGGTATGCTTGATTCCTTGGCGCAGTCCATCAACCCGCGTACCGCCGTTGTGGACGGCCAAGTCAATATCGACGACGTGCTGAACAACGAAGTCGGCGCGATTATCCGTCAGCGCGCTCCGGGTATGGTGACGCCGTTTGAAACCAACTTCCTTGGCGGTGCCGCGATGCCGGTGCTGGCCTACATGGACGAAGTAAAGGAAAACCGTACGGGTATTTCCAAAGCCGCCGCCGGTCTTGACGCCGACGCCCTTCAGTCCAGCACCAAAGCCGCTGTATCGGCCACCTTGTCGGCATCGCAACAGCAGATTGAGATGATTGCCCGCCACTTCGCCGCGGGCCTGAAGAATCTGTATAAGGGCCTTCTGGGCCTGATGAAGAAGCACCAGAACCGTTCGCGCATCATTCGACTGCGCAACGAGTGGGTTCCGGTTGACCCGAGCCTGTGGCCGGCGGATATGGATGTCGTTATCAACGTCGGCTTTGGCCGAGGTAATGATGACGAACGTATGATGTTCTTGGGCCAGATTGCCGCCAAGCAAGAAGCTATTTTGGCGCAAGTGGGCCTTGACAACCCGCTGGTAGGCATCCAAGAGTACCGCAACACGCTGGCCAAGATGGTCAACATGGCGGGCTTCAAAAACTCCGAGGAGTTCTTCAAAGACCCGGCCAAGACCCCGCCGGCTCCGCCCGCCCCGCCTGAACCGCCACCGCCGGACCCGGCACTTATCCTTGCTCAAGCGCAAGCCAAGGCCGAAGCCGACAAGATTGTGCTTCAACAGCAAGAACTTGAACTCAAGAAGCAAGAAGCGGCGGCCAAGGACGACCTTGAGCATGACAAGCTGGACGTCGAAGTTATGCTTCGCGCCAAGGAACTGGAACTCAAGTATAACGCCCAAGTCAACACCGCCGAAATCAAAGCGATGGTTGACCGTGACCGCGCCGCCATGAACGCTGTCAACCAACAGCAGATGGCCGCGCTCCAAGCCCAGTTACAAGCCCAAGCCCAGCCGCAGATGCCGCCCGAGGGAATGAATGGACAACTCTGAAGACATCATCCGTCGCGGCGCTGAAGCCGAGCGTTTACTAAACCATGAACTTCTCAAAGAATCTTTTGAGAAAGTGGCGACCCATATCACTAATGCGTGGGCCACGACTTCACCTCTCGAAGTCGAGGCGCGCGAAAAGCTGTACCTGAAACTTCAGGTTTTACAAGAAGTCCGAGAACACCTACGAATCGCGGCGGAAAACGGTAAATTTACCAAGTCGCGGTTAGAGAAGCTCTCGGAATTCACCAGTCGAGTGGCTGGCTACCGATTCGGGCGATAAGCCCATTTTGCAAAAAGGTGTTACAATATGAGCAATTCCGACACACTACCTAGCGGTGGAATCGGTATCAGCGAAGCGCAAAGTGCCATTTCTAGTATGCTGGCCGCCCAAGATGGCGACAACCAAGCCCCAGAACAGGACGAAGCGTTGCAAGCAGACGAAGATTCCTACGAGGAAACTTCCGACGCAGAAGAATCCGATGATGTCGAGGACAACGGCGAGGCACCCGAAGACCCCGACAACGACGATTCCGAGTACGACGAGGAAGCAGAGCCAGACGAGCAAGAAGACCAACCTCAAGAAATTGTTGTCGAACTTGACGGCAAACAGGTTACGGTTGACGAACTCAAGAAAGGTTATCTGCGCCAGTCGGACTATACCCGTAAAACTCAGCAAGTGGCAGAGGAACGTAAATCCTTGGAAGCCGAGTTGAGTGTTATCCGGGAAGAACGTTCGCAGTACGAACAACTTTTACCCGCGTTGCAACAACAGTTACACGCGATGGCGAATCAAGAGCCGGATTGGGAAACTTTGTACCAACAAGACCCCATTGGCGCGATTCAGGAAGAACGCAAATGGCGCGTTCAGATGCAACACCGTCAGGAACAATTAGCGGCCATTCAAGCCGAGCAGTCCCGACTTAACCAGTTGCACCAGAACGAGCAAGTTAAGCAGTTTGAGCATCATTTGACCCAAGAACGTGAGTTGTTGCTGGAGCGTATGCCGTCATGGAAAGACGCGAAAGTAGCCAGCGCCGAACGTGCTAAAGTTAAAGAATATGCTCAAAAACTCGGATTTTCGGCGGAAGAATTAGATGCCGTCACCGACCATCGTGCGGTTCTTGGCTTGTATAAAGCCATGAAGTACGATGAAATGCTTGCCAAGCGGAGTCAGGCCAAACCGAAACAAACGGTTCCTGTATCCAAGCCGGGTTCAGCCAAAGTGGGTAAAGTTACTTCAGACGCGAATCGTGATAGGCAACGCCTCGCCAAAACGGGTCGCGTCCAAGACGCCGCCCGTCTGATTGAAAAACTTCTCTAACTTCACTTTTTAAGGAATTAACATGACTGCTATTACCAACACCTACTCGCGTTACGACGCAAAGGGCATCCGCGAAGACCTCGCCAATGTCATCTACAACATCTCGCCGGAAGAAACCCCGTTCACCAGCAACATTGGCCGTGGTACCGCCGCCAACACCATTTACGAATGGCAAGTTGACGAACTGGCCGCCGCTGTTTCCGACAACGCCATCGTTGAAGGCGACGACGTCACCACGTTCACCGCCGCTGTTGCCACCGACCGTCTGGCCAACTACACCCAAATCAGCAGTAAAAATGTCCTGATTTCGGGTACCTTGGAAAAGCTGGACAAAGCTGGTCGCCGTTCGGAAATCGCTTATCAGCTGTCCAAGCGCGGCGCCGAACTGAAGCGCGACATCGAATCGTCGGCTTTGGCTAACCAAGCCGCTGTTGCCGGTTCCATGCCGTCCACCGCCCGTCGTACCGCTGGTCTGCCGGCGTTCCTTCGCACCAACACCAACCGTTCCACCGGCGCTACTCCGGGTGCTAACCCGACTGTGTCCAACGGTCTGGTGAACGCCGCCGCTACCGACGGTACCCAGCGCGCTTTCACCGAAGCCATGCTGAAAGACGTCATCCAGAAAGTGTGGACCGAAGGCGGCACCCCGAAGATGCTGATGGTTGGCCCCGGCAACAAAGTTGTTGCTTCTGGCTTCACCGGCATCGCCGACATCCGCTACAACATTAGCGCCCCGAAAACGGCCGCTATTGTCGGTGCCGCTGACATCTACGTGTCTGACTTCGGCCAGCTGTCCATCGTCCCGAACCGTTTCCAGCGTAACCGTGATGCGTTCGTTCTGGACCCGGAATATTGCGAACTGGCTTGGCTCCGCCCGATTGCCCAATTTGAACTGGCCAAAACTGGCGACGCCGAAAAGCGTATGCTGGTTGGTGAGTGGGGCCTGAAAGTTAAGCAACAAAAAGCCCTCGGCGTAATCGCTGACCTGTCGTAATCTGAAGAAAAGGAAGGGGCCGGCCAACCCGGCCCCTAACTTCCCATGACTGATAAACGCTTATTTGATATTGACCCACTTACCGGCTCCAAGCGGTATTTCAGTTACGACGATGCTACCGATGAATGTACCATTCAAACGGAACACGACGTAACAAATATCCTTGAACTTAACAAACAGCGTTATAACAACGTTGATGAAAAAGCGCGGTGGGGCGAAGGCCAGTTAGTGGCCAGCATCCCGCTTCCGCTTTACTTTGACCTTAAAGCCAAAGGCATTATTGACGACCAGAAAAAGTTTAAAGAATGGCTGAACGACAGCGAAAACCGTTACTTCCGTATGCGTCCGGGTAAAATCTAATGGCCATTTCCACCTATTCCGAGTTGAAGACAGCGGTAGCCGATTGGCTCAACCGCGCTGATTTAACTGCGGCAATTCCCAATTTCATTCAACTGGCTGAGGCGAAATTCAATCGTGAACTGCGCACCCGCCAGCAAGTCAAGCGCGCGTACGCCACCTTGACTGGGCAATACATCCAAATCCCGACGGATTGGCTGGAAGCCATCAATCTGCAACTTAACGTCACCCCCGTCCGCGTTCTGGACTTCGTGACGCTGGACCAAGCTGACCGTATCCGCGCCAACCGTTACGGCGAAACCAACGCCGACGCCTACACTATTGTCGGCGAACAACTTGAAGTTGTCCCCCCGGTTGGAGCCAACACCGAAATCGACATGACATATTACATGAAGATTCCGGCGTTGTCTGACGGAAACCCGACCAACTGGTTGTTGACGGCATGGCCAGACCTGTACGTGTATGCCACTCTTGTCCATGCGGCTCCGTATCTTAAAGAAGACGAGCGCGTTGCTTTGTGGAAAGGATTGGCCGACCAACTTCTTGAAGAAATCCGCTTGAGCGATGAGCGCGCAAAGCACTCTGGCGGCCCGCTTCGCGCGCGCACACGACCCATTGGTTAATTAAGGAACTGATATGCCTACTCGTACCGAACTTCTGTCTGCGGCCACTACTGCGGCCAACAGCGCGACCTTTGTTGTCGACGCCGGCGCCCCGGCCACCATCCATCTGAAAGGCGCATCCGGCGCCGCAGTTGACGCCACCGAATCGCTGGTCCTCCAGCGTTTTGACGGCACCAACTATTCGTACGTTGCTGACGTGTCCCCGCCGGGCGTCACGGTTAGCGGCCTCGGCACGTATCGCGTCCGCCGCGAGGTGCAAGCAACTGCTGTTGGTGCGGATGTCGAAAAATGAGGCTTGCGCCGATTCTCCAACCGCTGACTGAGCCACTTCTGTCGCCGTTGGTGACGGCGATTACCGGTGCTTCCGGCGGCGGCTTCAGCCCCATCAGCCTATTCTCCGGCACAGACAAGGGCTACATCTTTGATAACAACGACCTGACCAGTTTCTACCTTGATAGCGCAGGCACTACGCCAGCCCTCGTGAACGGGCTTGTGGGCTTGCAACTGGATAAGTCGGGCAATCTTGCTCTCGGCACGGAACTCCGCGCATCTGGCGCGATTGGATTGGTCGGCACGGCTACGGCGGCGACCTATAACACGGGAACTGGCGCAGGCTCAGTATCTCGCGTGGATGCGTCCAACCAGTCCTATGTTATTTTTCTTGGTCTGTCCGATACAACCATGTATCGCGTGACGATACAAAATACGGGCGCAACAATCGTCAATGTGCGCTCAGGTAGTCAAGCTGGCGCTGTTGTTTACACGCTGGCGGCAAGCGAAACAGCGACGGTATTTTTATTTCCTGTATCCGGTGCAATCACCATCACATCAGGCGCGGTGGCAACCACCACTTTCACCCTGTCATCAATTCGCGCACTCCCCGGCAACCACCGCTACCAAACCACCACAGGCAGCAAGCCCATCCTTCGCGGAACCCCCGTAGGGGGAAACATTGTGACCAATGGCGACTTTGCTGGAGGCACAACGACTGGCTGGACTGGAAGCGCGAATGGCTCGCTGTCTGTCGTTTCAGGCCGTATGCGAATCACCAACATCGCCGCCAATGGTGGCGCGATTCAGGGCATTACAACCGTCATCGGTGGCGTTTATCGGATAACGATAGACTTTACCAAGAGCACCATTAACGGCTGGATTTCGGTATCGAATAACTCCAACGGCTCTGCGTCATTTGCTTCAATGTTAATGAGCGCAACAGGCAACTTCACGCTGTATTTCACAGCTACGGCAACGACCACCTATATCGTTCCCTATGTCGCGGCTGGCGTGGCAAGTGACTACATTGATGTGGATAACATTATTGTGCAAGACGCATCAGCATCCGCAGTCACCGCCCCCTACGGACTCCAGTATGACGGCGTTGACGACTTCCTGACCACGGCTTCTGTTAATTTTGAAACAGCCACAAGCGATGGCTTGGCTAGACGCAATTTGCTGACATTTCCATCGGCTTTTGATAATGCGGCTTGGGGGAAAACTGAAGCCACAATAACGGCGAATACTGCGACTGCTCCAGTCGGCGGTACGCTTGCTGATAAGTTTATTCCAAGCACAAACGCCGCCAGTCATTATCTAGCCTACACCGGAGTAGCTGTAGGTGGAAACAACACTTTCAGCGTTTACGCTAAAGCAGACGGCTACAACTACCTTGTACTGCTTTCACCTACTGGCAATGTTTCATTTGACCTATCTGCCGGAGTGGTAGCAAGCGCTGGCGTAGCATCAATTCAATCGGCAGGCGGCGGCTGGTATCGCTGTTCAATGACTGTTTCTTTGACGGCAGGCGCGGTTGTTTACATAAGTGGCGGGTCGTCATCGTCAGCGTCTTTCTTTGCAACTGCCGGTGATGGTACAAGCGGCATCCTTATTTGGGGCGCACAGCTTGAAGCTGGCTCCACAGCCTCTACATTCCAAGACATCGGCACAGACAAGATGGCGGTTGTCATGGGGGTGCGGAAGTTGAGTGATGCGGCTCAGGGCATTGCGGTTGAATTGAGTGCAGATACGGGTTCAAACAACGGCTCATTTCGATTCACCTTCCCAGGCGGCGCGGGTGCTGCTACATACGCATGGCTTTGCAAAGGGACGGTTGCGTCATCACTCACAGCTAGTGGCTACATAGCCCCGATAACAAATGTAGTTTCAGGTATTGCTGATATTGCTGGCGACTCTTGTTTGCTTAGAGTTAATGGCGTTCAAGTTAATCAATCTACTTCTGACCAAGGCACGGGCAACTTTGGCAATTATGCTCTGTTCTTTGGTCGCCGTGGCGGTACATCTTCGCCATACAACGGCCTCGACTTCGGCGGTGTTTGTATTGGCAAAACGCTTACAGCTACACAGCTGGCTAATGTTGAGCGCTGGGTTAATCAACGCACGGGAGCATACTGATGGAAGGCTATAAGTTTGCAACACTCGTGGTAACAGCCGCTAACGCTCCAGCGGCAAGAGCGCTATCCGAAGGGCTATCGACTGCTGGGGCTGGTATGTTCACCGCCGCGCTGTGCAAAAAAGGTGGCGGGGCTATCAGCCACTATTGCTCAACGGGCTATTTTGCTGATGGATATATTGACGCTCTTGCTTCTGCAGATGCTTTGTATGAAAAGGCTTTAGATAAGAAAGCGCTTGTTACAAAGGCAATTTGTGAAAAGCTAATTGGCGAAAGCGACATTTCGGACGAAAACCCGTTTAGCGTGTTTGAGCGCCTTGACCTTGAATTGTACTCCGAGGAAATTTAATGGCTTTGGTATTGAAAGACCGAGTTAAAGAAACAACCACAACTGTTGGGCTAGGAACCATATCTTTAGGTGGGTCTTCGGATACGTTTGAGCCGTTTTCTACAATAGGAACCGGCAATACCACGTACTACGCCATTGTTGCCGAAGGCAACGATAATTGGGAAGTCGGCGTAGGAACCGTCGGTAGTGGCACGTTAAGCCGCGACATAGTTCTGGCGTCTTCTAATCTAAACGCTAAGGTTAACTTCCCAGCCG